GCTCGAACGTGTTCTGTGCGTCCTTCTGCGCTTTTGTCAGCAAGCTCTCCGACTCACGCACTTCTGCACGAGCGCGATCACGTGTAGCGTTCATCGAGTCGAGATCGGCCTTGGCGCGAACGAGTCGCTCTTCGAGATTAGAAACGCCTTCCAGCTGACTGGCGAGCTGTTGTAGGTCGGACAGGATCCGGTTCACTAGGTCTTTCGGTGGCATTGAGTTCTCCCTTGGACTTCTCGGCGAGGATCTCCATAACCTTCACCATTTGGGACTGTTGCAATCCCATCTGTTCCATGAACCTAGCCATGTTCTGAGCGTTCTGTTCAGTAAGCTGGCCCATCTTCATGTTTACTTTGTCTTGTTGCTCGACGAAGTGGTCGGCCAAGGCGGAGGAATACTGACCATCGCCCCATTTGATGTGATCGGGGATATTCCACTTGTCGGCGTACTTCGCAGAGATAGCTATGGCTTCGTCGTCGATCGCTTTCATCCCTGGGGTAGGATTGCCTTTGAAGATAATGTCCCCTTTCTTTGGGTTATTACCATTGCAGACGAAGCAGCCTTTTTCCTCTTTGTCGGTCCAGTCTTGCTGGAGCTCGTGATGGAAATAGGCGGGGACGATGTATTGCCTACGCACTTGTCGACCGGTCTCGGTGTCGGTTTCCAGGCGCTCCCAGATGGTATCGGGGTCGGTGTAGAGGTAGTGCGGTTCGGTCAAGCGCCAGCGGGCCATGGGACCCTCCTAGAACTGGTTGTAGTAAACGAGCACGCCGGTGCCTGTAGTGCCAGTACCAGTAACGACACAAAGAGAGTTTCCAGGCAGGAGCGAGACGGTGGCGTAGTCGATATGGTCGGCAGACGGAGCAGTAGAGGTTACGTTCAGCGGCGGAGAGATAATCGACGAAGTACCCCCCGCACAGGTCCCACCAGTGCCTTGAGTGAACTGGAAGGTCGTTGAAGTCGAGAGAATTGATGTGACATGCCAACCACAGATGAAGATAGATTGAGTAGTGCTGGTATTGTTGATTAGCTGAGTGGTGGTAGCTGAGACCGCATTGATCGCCGCAACTTTAATGCAGAGAACCTGCTGCCCAGGACCAATGATGGTGCCTTGCGCTGACGCTGGAGAGGCCGACGTCAGCGCAACCAAAAGTACGTAGAGAAAGTGCTTCATTGCACCTGGCCCCATGTGTTGGTGGCCAAGACATAGAACAGCTTGACGCACGTTCGTGCGGCAAGGGTAGTTAGAGTCGTGGTCACACCTGCGGTAATTGTTGCTGGTGCAATTGCCGCGATAGTGACGGTTTGGCCGATGAGCGCCGCGTTGGTGATATTGCAGAAAGTCTCTACCGCACCATCAGTCACGCCAGTGGTTGGCAGATTGAGCGTTGTAGTGGCGCCAGGCTGACCTGTGAACATGACAGCATTCTGCTGAGCGGTCAGATTGATGGTGCCGGTTGGGGTTGTGCTGATGTTCAGGTAACCAAGGCTGGCTCGCGTTTGGAATGAACAGACAAAGCCGGTGGACGGACCACCAGGGCCTTGACCTGCGTTCCAGCATTCGTTGCCGGAGAGTTGGTTCGGAACTACTGGCTGCGCCCAGAGCCAGCTTGTAGCCAGGGCTGCGCATGCAACCCCAGCCACAAGTCCGTATTTCCAGCGTTTCATCAGTTCGGCACCACGATGCCCGCCGGATAGCCACCGAGCAGGGAGTTCACGCCTGCGTTGTTGTAGATCTGGTCATGGCGATCGAGGACCAGAGTCGCGAGGATTGCGCCAGAAGTGAAGGTGCCACCACTGGTGTTGTAGTTGAGCTGGAGGAAGCGCGGGATAGGCTGGCCCAATGGCGGGCGTGGCATATCCATGTCCATCAGCCGAGAGCCTTGGATGAGAGAGGCTACGGCGTAGCCCGGTGAGGACCACCAAGTAGCGAAGCCAGATGGAACGCCAGAGCCGTTGTCTGGCGCTCCCTGGATAGAGATGATCGTTGAGGCACCAGCACCGACGAAGGTAGTCGTTACCACGACCAGGATCTTCAATGCCGGATCGTCACCAATACCGAGATCCCGGATCGGTTGGGCAGTAGTTGGCGGTGGGCCGGCAGACTGCACTTGCGATGGCGGGAGGGCTGGGTTGGTAGCGGTGCCCTGTGCGAGATCAAGGATGTTGCTCGAACTTTGCGAGCCCGTCGTTGGACGGTCGTGCAGAGAATCGAGCGCCGGGACGCCACTCGCACCGTTGCTGGTCCCAGTGAACAAGAGGAGGTTGTCGAGGATCATGGGTTGCTCCTAGGTGACCTGAGCTTCGTTAGAGAGGATGGCGTCGCAGGTTCTTACCGGGATGCCACGGAAGGTTGTGATCGGCTTGCCGTCGAACTCTTCGATTCGAAGCAAGACGTTCGTCTTGTTCATCGCCTGAAGGTCCAGATACGTGCGAACGACGCGGTTGGCGTAGATCACCGTCCGCCCCATGTTGGCCCGGACCTCTGGAGTGTCGGAGGTCTGAACCGTAGCGGCGGAAACCGGGGCAGTGGGCAGGCGATAGAGACCTCGAACTAAGAGGTTGATCAGATTGGCCGCGCTGACGCCGGTCAGTTGTGTTACGTCAATGTTCGCAATTCTAACGACGTAGCGCCAATCTCGTAGAACAAGTCCAATCTCCCATTTAAAGTGATCACGGTAAGCTTGGTAGGTGTTTGAGCTCGTGTCCAACACTGGCCATTCACCCATATCTCGATGTTGCAGGCCTGTGATCTTTCCTTTGGGGAAAGTGGCGTGGAGGGTGTCGTCTCCCCACACTGTGGTCCAGATAGAGGTGTTGGTTGAGGCGGCGCCTCCTCCATCGAGGACGTTGTAGGCGGTGTTGGAGTTCTGGGTGGTTTTGGTGCTGTACCTCGCAGCGAGTCCGGTGAACCGTTCGGGGTTGATGAACTGGTTCCCGTAGATGAGCGTGGCTGCGACCTGCTGAGACATTCCCTCAAGGAAGGCTTTGACTTCGGAAAGTCGAAACTCAGCTGTGTTTCCATTGAGATCCGCGATGTCCTTATCGATCACGCTGTAGGTTTCCAAGTTACCACAGGTATCGGTAAGTTGAGCGGTGGTTGACTTGGCGCTTGGGACTCCTAAGTTCAACAGGCGCCACGTAGCTTGTGGGAGGCCTGTTCTGATGGTTGTCTTGTGACCGGTGGGCAAGTTCCCTTCGACGACCAACATATCCTCAAGGATTTCGTTGGTTTGAGAAAGGAGTTCGATGATCCGAGCGACTTTGTAGCCGTCGTCCATGCGCTTGGCCCAGTCGGCGTAGGTCAGCGCAGTTGCGCCAATCGTTGCCTGTGCCATTGGTTATCCTCTTGATGGAAGGTTGGGATAGATAGCTTGCGCTGCGCTAGGCGCTCCTTCACCGGGACGGCGCATGCCGTCCAGACTTGGACCACCACCACGAACTGGGCCACCTTCGGTTAACCGTTGGGCGACGCGAGCAAGGAATTTCACTACCGCAGGATGATTGCCTGCGCCGGTGTAGTCCATAGCTTCGCGGAACCCATCGGTCAAGTTAGCATCACCAAGTGAGTCGAATAGTCTTCCTATCGAAGCCCTGGTGCCGTTCCACTTCGAACCGCCGATTTCGGGGTCGGAGTTGATCTGAGATTTCCATTCGTTCTGCTTTGTCTCGTAGAACTCGGCCGGAGCGTTGTTCATTTGCTGTTGTAATTTGACGTAGAAGTCGACTAGCTCTTGAGCATAGGATTGACTGAGACCACCCTTCTTGGCGAGAGCACTGAATTCACCCGTAACTTCTTGGTCGAGGACAAAGCCTTCAGGGGCCTTAAAGTCCTCGTACTTCTCGGGGGCGCCCTGTGTCGGACTTTCTTCATTAATGAGGGATTTGGGAGGCTTCGCAGACGCCGGCGCATCAGTCTTCGTCTCGCTCGATGGGACTATAGTCGCCGGGGTTGGTGGTGGGCGAACTATCGTCTCTGTAGCCGGGGTGGACGTAGATGGGGATGATATCTCCCCCGTTGGCGTCCTTGTCACTCCTGCTA